CGCTGTGTACAGCGCAAGGAAGCTAGTCGTAAAGGGTTTCGCCGATCACAATGGCGACGGCGTTGGGATTGTCGCGCACAGCATATCCGAGCAGTGCAGCGGCGGCGAGGAATGCGATGATCAGGGCAGCGTTCATTATGAAGTCTCCCGTGTGAAGTGATAGGCTACATCACACGGGAGTTTTTGTCAATACTTGGTCGCAATGTCGCGAGCGAGGCAGAAGCCGTAGGGAGCACCGTTGATGCCCCAAGCAATTCCGCCGTGAGGTTGCGGGTATGCGTAGATTTCCGCCTTCTCTGCCGGCAGGTTGAGCTCCTCACGCTGGCCTGTCACGTCGCAGCGATTAACCACTTGGTCGACTAGGTCTTTATACTTCTGCGTCAGACGTTCGTAGTCTTTTCCGTAATTCCAGTTCATGTTGTCTCCTTTATCGGGTATCGTCACCCGTTCATGCGGAGATGTGGGGGTCTCCGCATGGACTGATTACGATGTCAGTATGTCGATCTCGACAGCGCGGATGACCAGCGCCATGATTACTTTGCCTTTGGCGTTGAAGCAGTAGACGAGTGTTTCGCCTTCGGATATTGTCGGCGATCCCCAGCGCGTCGGCAGGTGGTCTTGATCTTCCGTGAATTGGAAGTGTTCGACCAGTTCCTCCATCGCGGCGGCCATAGCGTGTTCGACTTTGGTGAATATTGATCCCACAGGGCGGGCGAGGTCTTCCATATTCGTGCAGTCGCCATGGTCGTCTTCATAGAGAGCCCAGTCGGTAGGCGTTGCCCAGTTAGCGAGATAGAGCGTTGTTTTCATTGTATAAGCTCCGATTGTGAAAGAGGCCCCCGAAGGGGCCTCAGTGGGTTAGTGAACAAGGTTATTGGCGATCGCAACGCGATATCCAGCTTGTGCAACCGTTTCATGGTCGAACTTGGCAAGACCGGAAACTGTTGTTCCGAGTTCGTTGGCAACGGCTTTGCGGAATTTGTTAGCGGTCATTCCGCAACGCTTACGAAGTCCGCTCATGATCTGTTGCAATGTTTCGCCTTCGTTGATCATCTTCATTTTACGCGCCTTGAACATTTGTTTGTCTCCTTTGGTTGACAAGATTGAATATAAGATGGGTAGTCCGGATCTGCAATGGTAATCCTAAGATAAGGAGAAGAAAACTTAGGATTACCTGATCACAATCTTGTGATGTTAACTTATGTCGGCAATTTCGTCCATTGCGTCGCACAGCACTCTTAGGGCGGTCTGTTCGTTGCGTGTTAGCGGGCCGATGATGTCGAGGACGGACTGGTCGAATTCGCCATTGACCTGATCAACAATAGATCGGAATGCTCCGATGTGGTTGTTGACGATGATCTCGCTGAATGCACCGGCTACTGCCGCTGTATTGAGACCGACGAACATCGGCTCCGGCGGCGTTACTGTTGCGACGTCCACGATTTTCAGGATGAGCTCGCGGAAGAGGTTGAGTTCGTTCGCGTTGAAGTCGTAGCTTGTGCGAAGGAACGTTGCGGCCTCGGAGTCGTCACCGAAGTCGGCGAGGTTCGCTGTCGCGTTGAAAAGGCTGGATGTGCTGTCAGCGATTTGGATGAAGTGATTGAGTGCGGCGGTTACTTTAGCGATGTTCATGTTCATGTTGATCTCCGTTTTTGCGCGAGATTGCGCTGAAGGCAGTGTAAGAGTGTTGCCTGCTGTAGTGCAATCGGATTTTCTCAGCGTTCGCGCGCAGGGGACATGCATTATGCGTGCGCGTATACGCGCGTGATATACACACATCACAAACAGAGAGTTACCGGCGTCTACGAGTAAATTATTGTTGCTGTATATGCATTTACAGTTGGACTGGGTAAGATCAGATCCGTGCTGAACTTATCAATAGCCGTATGACTTTACAGTTGGAGCGTGTGTATTTGGCACAATGAACGCTCCAACTGCATGTCTATGGTAGTATTGGATAATCGGGATGGATGAGTGCTTTATGGCACTTTTAAAAGAATAGACGTTAACTTGATGATACATATGGCCATTATTGATAGGGGGTTAAAGGAGACTCTCCAACTGTAAAGTGATGATATATATGAGTATTTTGATAATAGGTAATATAAAATATATATGTATGATTGTATCGTATCACGCGAAGCAGAAAACTCGGGAAGGATCCTGTTTGTGAGCTACTTAACGAAACGCATAAAGAGAGAGTCACGAAAGAAGACTGTGATGGTAGAGCCCGGTATAAAGCCGATAGGACGGCCACTGGCGGGAGTTGGTCATCCTGCGCAGATGACTGTCGGTGAAGGCATCTGGGCACGCATACGCTCGCAACAGGGCGTTCTGCAAGCGAGGTTATCGATAGGGCGATGGGAGGTGAACATCTGGCGCCGTATTGAGAAGACGGATGGAAGAAAGCATCAGCGGCGATTGATGGCGCACTATGTAGTTATGATGGCTGGCGAGCGACGCACCGAGACTATAGTTCAATGGGTCCCGGCGTGGTATCCTGTGGCTCGTGTGTTGAACCTGACCTGCTCGCGGCGTATCCCGATTGTGTTCAAAGCGAAATGACCAAAGGAAAAGGCGGGAAGCATTGCTGCCTCCCGCCCGTTTCAGTTGATTTTAGGACAGAGCCTTGCGGATGTCCTTCTCGTTCATGTTACGCCATGCAGCGCCGAACTGTTTGCGGAGCTTGGCGCGTGCGACTTTGGGGTTGATCCCGAGGTCGGCGGCGATGCGAGGCAGCAGGCCGAGTTCCGCTACCGGTTGGTTTTTGATTGTCGCCTTTTCTTTCGCCTTGGCGACTTTCGTTGCAAGCTTACCTTTGAGGGCCTTGTGGCCTTTCAGGTTCTCCTCGACGTGGCGTTTCATCGCAGGAGTGGATTTGACCGCTTTCTTCTCGGCGTCGATCATATCCCTGTGGTCACGCTTTGCTTGGCTGATACGCTTCGCCAGTTCGTCGAGGGTACCGTGCCAAACCTTCACTTCCTTGCTGCCCATGATGTCGAGGTAGTAGTTGAGGCGCTCAAGCATCTTGGCAGCTTCTGCCTTGCGCGTGTCATTGCGCGTGGCGACCATCTCCTGAGCCTTGGCGATAGCAGCGTCGATTGCGATTTCATCGGACACCCAGGTCTTCAGGGCAACTTGTCCGAGTTCAGCGCGGAAGCCATTCAGCAGGGTCAGTTTGTTGGTCAGGTCGTTCATCGCAGTTCTCCGTGGTTCAGTTGACAAGAATAGATATAGGGTAGAACCACGGAGACCGCAATAGGAAACTTGGGAATTTTCTATTATTTCTTTAGTGCAGTGCAGATGGCGTCGAACTCTTCTTTCGTAAATGCCCAGCCGTCAACGGGTTTGGTTCTGTTGGCTCGCAGCCAGGCGCGTACTTTGCTCGGTTCCTTCCCTGTGGATGATGCGATGTCCGCGGGACCGAATACAACTCCCGGTTGTGATTTTGATTTGGATGCAATCGGAGTCGATTTGCGGCGGAGTGCATCATCGCCGCCGATATCGCGTTTATTTGCGTCCTCGGATTGCGCAGCGCGGCGCTGAGCACGCTTGGAGCGTTTCGATGAGTGATGATCCGGCTCGACCTCAGACGGTGTTTCTGGAGCGCCTGTGTGAACCGTGTCAAATGCGATTTTTCGAGCATTGTAGCTGTATGGCATGGGTAGAAGCCAGTTGCGCTCTTCGTCTGTATACTCGTAGGTAAAGAGACGCTCCATGTATTTGGAGCTGATAGTCAGGTCGTGGCAGCGTAAGGTGTTCCTGTCTATCCAGCTGGTCTTTCTGTCGCCTACTAGGATGTCGAGGAACTTGCGGCCTGCGTATACTGCTGAGAATAGGTTGAGATGGAATGCTCCATCGTCTCGTTTGACTTTCAGTTCGAACTTCGCTGGATGCAGCGGAGCTGATGGAAACGGTTTGTCGAGCATCGGGTACCTCCTGTTGTTAGAAAGTGTTAGCCATTGGATGTGCGTCGTGAGAAGCTCAGGCGTCATTATAGATCGAAAATGTGCCAGCGTCTCATTTAAATGCACAGCCTCCTGTGGGTTACGTCTGCGGCATTGCAGGTAGATCCACCATAGTGTCGGTTCATGATCCATGTTAGGTCGCTCTGTGTTGACCTAAGCGTCTTATCATTCGCGCGGATTGACTACAACAGGCAACTTCGCCATAATGTGGGCCACAAAGGAAGATAGGTGTGAGATGGCGAAGGGAGTTCCGGAAAACGAGGGCAAAAGGAAGATAGCTCCTAGAAGAAAGGTGGGTGCTAAGGAGCGAGCTACCATTCTTCGATGCCTCTCCGAGGGATGGAGCGAGGTCTATGCAAGGAAGAAAGCTCGCATCGGAAAGACCACTCTAACGAACTATAAAAAGTCCCATCCGAAATTTGCTGAGAAGATGGAAGCTGCCAAGATAGACGGTGTCACCACGCTGGAAGATGCCGCCTACAAGAGGGCAGTGATAGGCGTGTCCGATCCTGTGGTATCGGGTGGGCGGATCATAACCTATCGACGGAAGTTCAGTGACGGACTATTGCAGCAGCAGTTGCAGGTAAGGAACCCCAAATATGCCGTTGCTAAACCAACGGGCAGCGACTTTACAGATTCCATGGCTGGAGCAGCTGAAAGATTACTCTATAAGCTCGATAGTATCATCGAGCAAGCGGAGGCAGCTGAGAGAGCTATTAGCGAGGGACTTGACGGATGATCAAGCCTTTCTGCTGCAGCACACATGGGAATGGTGGGCTCGCCCTGAACAGAAGATGCCGTATGCGCAATCGACGCTCGAGGGAGCGCCGTGGGCAATCTGGCTCATTATGGCGGGCAGAGGTTGGGGCAAGACAAATACGGGGGCACAGTCGGTCCGACGGCTGGTAGAGCACTATGGATATCACCGTATCGCGCTTGTGGGAGATAATGCTGCGGAGGTCCGAGACGTTATGGTCGAAGGGCCGAGCGGTCTGCTGGCTTCATCAGCCCCATGGTTTATGCCGATCTACACTCCTAGCAAGCGTAAGGTCCAGTGGCCCAACGGTGCAGTCGCCATGTGCTACTCCGCTGAGGACTACGAAAGCTTGCGCGGACCGCAGTTCGACGCGGCATGGTGTGACGAGATAGCCAAGTGGCGATATGCTCAAGAAGCGTTCGACCAGCTGCAGTTCGGACTGCGTCTCGGTCGTCGTCCCATACAGATACACACGACTACACCACGGCCGACGCCTCTGGTGCGTCAGCTCATCAGCCTGAAGACCACATTCCTGACGCGAGGGCGTACCGCTGACAACCTTATCAATCTCGCCCCGTCGTTCCGGGAGACAATCGTGGGCCGTTATGAGGGCACTCGATTGGGTAGGCAAGAACTGGATGCCGAACTCCTCGATGATAATCCGGATGCCTTATGGTCGCACCGTCTCATTGATGCCTTCCGAGTTCTCCCTGTGGCTGTACCGCCATTGGGACGGACAGTCGTCGCTGTTGATCCACCAGCAACAGAAAGCGGTACTTGTGGCATTGTGGCTGCGGGCCAAGCCCTTGACAATGACCATGCATATGTCTTGGGTGACTACTCAATCGAAGGGCGCTCGCCTGAGAACTGGGCCAAGGAAGCAATCCTGGCGTACTATAAGCATGAGGCCGACGCCATAGTCGCTGAAGTGAACCAGGGCGGCGACATGGTGAAGCGGGTTATTAAATCCGTGGATGCTAGTATCCCTGTGGTCGAGGTCCGTGCTTACAAAGGTAAATGGCTGCGCGCGGAACCTGTTAGCATGAAGTATGAGCAGGGTAAGGTTCACCATGTCGGATGCTACGCTAAGCTCGAAGACCAGATGGTGCAGCTGACGCCGGAGAACATGGTTAGAGGAAAGTCTCCTGATAACCTGGACGCATTGGTATGGGCCATTACTGAGCTACTGTTGAACAAGCACAATAACCCGAGGGTAAGAAGTCTATGAACGAAGCTCCCAACCCGATTATGTTTCGTGAGGAGAAGCAGAGTGCCGTCGGGTCGCTCATCTACCTGCAGTCGGTGGGTCGTCCGGTATGGTCACCGCGCGATTACGCGCAGTTCGCTCAGGAAGGCTATATCCAGAACCCCATCGTATATCGATGCGTGCGGATGATCGCGGAGGCGGCATTGTCCGTGCCGCTGCTCGTCTATGATAAGGAGGAGGAGCCAGTAGACGAACATCCGTTCTACGATATGATGGAGATGCCGAACCCCTTCGAGGGACAGGCGGACTTCCTCGACAGGCTTTATAGCTTCCTGTTGATTGCCGGCAACACCTACATGGAGTTCGTTACCGAGGGCAGTCTGAAGGAGCTGTATGTCCTGCGTCCGGATCGGATGAAGGTAATCTTGGGTAATAAGGGCTTCCCATCGGCGTATGAGTACAAGGTGGGACAAGATGTCCATAGGTACAGTGTGCCCACAGGAAACAAGCAGCATCCAATCCTTCACATCAAGAGCTTTCACCCGACCAATGATATCTATGGCCTGAGCAGCATTGAGCCAGCTGCATTCTCCATTGACGTGCATACCGAGGCCGCGGGCTACAACAAGGCATTGCTGGCGAACCAGGCGAAGCCGAGCGGTGCCTTGGTGATGACGCGCGATAAGGAAGGCGACGCCAGTCTTACTGAGGAGCAGTTTGCCCGGCTGAAGAATGAACTCGAGACGCAGTACACCGGTACGCGCAACGCGGGTAAGCCCATGCTCCTTGAAGGTGGCCTCGACTGGAAACAGATGGGCCTATCCCCGCAGGACCTTGAATTTACTAACGGCAAGAACCAGGCAGCGCGAGAGATTGCGCTGTCGTTCGGTGTGCCGCCGATGCTCCTCGGCATCCCAGGTGACAACACCTACTCCAATTACAAAGAGGCCAACGTCGCGTTCTATCGGCAGACCATCCTGCCATTCGTATGCAAGATAGCGCAGTCCATGACGGTATTCTTCAAACCGACGTTCGGGAAGGACTTCCGTCTGTGGTATGACCAGAACGAAATCGCTGGCCTGTCCCAGGAGCGTGAGGATACGTGGAAACGCCTCAATGACTCGACCTTCCTTACTACCAACGAGAAGCGTGAAGCCGTTAGCTACGATGAAGTGGACGGTGGCGACGAAGTCCTGATCCCGAGCAGCATGGTGCCGCTGTCGATGGACCTGGCAACGGAGATGGACCCGAACGATCCGAACTATGAGCCTGATCCTAACGCGGAGCCTGTTGATGACGAAAGTGCCGGCAAGAAGAAACCCAAGCCTTCTAAGCCTGTCAAATGATAGGCAAGGCGGAGACTTCGTAATTGTCAGAGATAAGGAAGTGGACGAAAATCTGGCCATGTGGTTCTGTTGCCCTTGTGGCTGCGGTAGCATGGGCAGACTACCTCTGCGCCCTAGCAACGCTGCCCACTCATGGGAATGGAACGGCAATGAAGAACAGCCTACGCTTCATCCGTCAGTTCACCATCAGATTGGCGATGGAGCGGGCGGGCTGCAAACGCACTGGCACGGATGGCTTAAGGCCGGAGTCTGGGAGAGTTGCTGATGGCGAGACCTAAAGTTCTTGGGGTGATTAGAGCTCAGGACCAACACCCGGCTAGCATTACTGTCTGCTTCGACAAAGTTCCCACAGACGATGAGATGCGGGATTTCCATGACCACATTAGATCATGGTCTTTCCGCATACCTGAAAGCTGGACCAAAAGATGAGAAAACCTCGCCGTGACATAGGTAGACGCCGCGAAGCCAATCGTATGCTTAGGACGTTTGAGATACGGTTCGCTCGTGCGCTCAAGAACTATCAGCGTGTCACGGCGAAGCTGTGCCGCCCGCATAAGGAGATTGCCGAGATACGCAGCATTATCCACGGGCGCGAAGAAGGCCTAGCACGCCTCATCCTCCTGTGGTTAAAGCGTATCGCTCACCACTTCGGCAGGACCACCATCAGCGGGATTGAGGCGCGCCTGCCGAAGAAGAAAGCAGTAGAGATTAAGGCCACGTTCGATGTGTTTGCTGATAGGGTATTGCGGAGGTTGTCTGACGAAGCGCTCGACCTCGCTACCACTATCACCGGCGATCTCGTCGAGGAGGCGCGCGATGTCCTGCAGCAGGCATTCAACGATGGCTTAGGCGAAGAAGAGACCGCGGACCTATTGGCCGAGGTCATTGAGATGGAGGACTGGCAACTTGAACGGATCGCGCGCACCGAAGGTCATACTGCTGCGAACATCGGAAGCCACGAGGCGGCGGAAGCTACAGGAGCAGACCTTGTCAAAGAATGGGCATCCACTGAAGACAGTCGCACAAGACCCACTCACGTCGAAGCGGACGGCCAACGGCAAGAGATGGACAATCCGTTCCTTGTTGGCGAAGCTTGGCTTGACTTTCCTGGCGATCCTGAAGGCCCTGCTGAAGAAATAATCAACTGCCGGTGTGTGGTGCTGTACCACCCGCGGGTTAACGGCGAAGTCCTGGATTGACGGACAAGCCACTGAACCATTACATTGATGCCACAACCCACAGGCGAACTCATGTCTTTAAAGCAAATCCACACTAAACTCGACCTGAAGAAGCTCACTGATGCAGGTGAGTTTGAAGGTTATGGCTCTGTCTTCCATGAAGTGGACATGGGAGGCGATAAGGTTATGCCGGGTGCGTTCGCTAACAGCTTGAGCGCAAAGCCGCCGACTGCCATCAAACTCCTGTGGCAACATGATCCGGCGCAGCCGATAGGCGTGTGGGAAGAGATGCGCGAAGATGAGCGCGGCCTCTACGTCAAAGGCAAGCTGCTGACCGCGGTACAGAAAGGTGCTGAGGTCCTTGCGCTGATGAAGGCTAATGTGGTCGATGGTCTATCTATCGGCTTCAGAACTGTCCGCTCTATGTGGGAAGACAATAACGAGGTCCGCC